CACCAACGTGAACGGCGCGAACCAAACCGGCTCGTCTGTCACCGTCGTCGCCACCACGGGCACCATCACCCGCGGCACCAAGATCACGCTGCCGGGCGTGTTCAACGTCAACCCGCAATCCCGCGTGTCGACTGGCGTGCTGGCCCAGTTCACGGTGACGGCGGATGTCGCTGCCGGCGCCACCGTGATCCCCATCGCTCCCGCGATCGTCACCAGTGGCGCGTTCCAGAACGTTTCAGCTTCGCCCACCACGGGCCAGCCGTACACGATCTTTGGCACCGCCAGCGGCTCGTACCAAGCGAACGTCGGCTTCCACAAAGACGCCTTCACGTTGGCCATGGTGCCGATGTGGGCGCCCCCGGGCGGCAAGGGCGTGATCGACGTGGCGCAAGAGACCTACAAGGGCTTCACCCTGAAGGTCACCGAGTTCTACGACGGCGTGAACGACAACTCGATCATGCGCATTGACGTGCTGTTCGGTTGGGCCGCGACGTACCCGGAACTCTCCGTGCTGTACGCGACCTGATAACCAAGGGGCTTCGGCCCCTTCTCAACGTCTTCTAGCTTCAAGGAAACACCATGATTCTCATTTCCAAAGCCTACAAAGGCTATGTCGCTGGCTCGGTTATCCAACTGCCCACGCAGGAAGAAGCCGCGTTGGTCGCGCAGGGGTATGCCTCCGTGTCGGCGGGCCCGGTTACCCCGGGCAACGTCAGCACCACGGCGACCGCCGGTCGTGTGGGTATCGCTGCTGGCGCCTCCTCGGTGACCATCACGCACCCGCAAATCACCGCGGAGTCGAAGGTCTTTGCGGTGCTCGCGCAGGCAGCAGCAGACGCAACGCTCCTGCGTGTGGAACGCATCCTCCCCGCAAACGGCTCGGTTACGATCTACGGCACAGCCAACGCAACCTCCGCCGTTGCGATCGACTGGATGCTCTTGCCCTCTTCGCAAGGTCAGCTGCCGCCGAACTAAAAACCGATTAATGTGAGTACTCACGAGGTACTCACAAAACGGCCAAAGTGGTGAGTACTCACATGGCCTTATTACCCGTTAGGGTAAAGGCCTGTGGAGTACCACCTAAACCCGCATCAACCTACTCTGAAGACTGTGAGTACTCATGAATAACTCAACGGAATACCCCAAGTGGGTTCGTCGCGAACAAGACATCGGGCTGGTCCTGTGCAACACGGCTGCTGAAGAACAAGCGTTGCTCGATGACTGGGCAGCGCAGAAGCTCGCTCGCGCCGAAGAAGCCGCAGCAGCGGCCAAGGCGGAAGCGAGCCAAGCCGAAGAAGCCGCTCAAGTCGTGTTGGGTGCCGCAGCACCCGCCCCAGCGCAGGGCAAGCGCCGCTAACCACGGATACCATCGGTATCGGTTGGCCCAGTTTTGGGGCGTTTTGGCCCCAAACCTAGACCCACCCCTAGGCCGACACCCAAAAACGTGCCTTGCGTACGATTTGCCTAGCTGCTGCGCACTCCAGGAGGCCACATGCCCAGTCCAATTGCTGCCGTTGACCTGATTAACTCCTCGGCGCGGCTCGCCAAGGTGCTGGCCAGCGGAGAAACACTCAACGCAAACGAGCTTTCAGACTCTTTGCTCGTTCTGAACGATATCCTGGAGCAGTGGTCGACGAACAGCCTCGCTGTATGGGGTGAGGCCAACGAGACGTTCAACCTTATCGCTGGCCAATCGGTATACACGATCGGTCCTGGGGGTGCTTTCAACACCGTGCGGCCGGTCGCCATCTGCGACGCGTACTGCAATTTCGGCGGGGTTGACTTTCACATCAACCAGATGAGCCAGGAAAAGTACAACCTCATCAGCCTGAAGACGATGGCGCAACCTATCGTGGAACAGCTGCTGTACGTTAACGACTTTCCGCTCGGGCTGATTACAGTGTGGCCAGTGCCGACGCAGGCTATCCCGATTACGTTGAGTACCGGGCGCGTACTGTCAACCCCAGTAGTCGCCGCCACGCTGCTCACTGGCCCCCCGGGGTACCTGAAAGCGCTGCGGTACGCGCTGGCAGTTGAGCTGGGTGCTGAATTTGGGGTTGACCCGTCGCCGGTCGTGCTGGAAACCGCCGCGGTGTCGATGGCCGACTACAAACGCTCCAACATCACGGTTGTGGAAGCCCGGTTTGACGACGCGCTCACGGTTGACCCGGTGGCACTTTACCAGCGGGGGTACTGATGGCTCAGTTTCCGTTTGTCGGCGGAGCGTACCGCACTCGCAGCAAGAACTTCGCTGCTGAACGTTGCATCAACTTGTATCCTGAGGTAGGTAGCCCCACGAGCAAGACTGTGGCCGCGCTGTACGGCACCCCAGGGCTTCGCTTGTGGGCTACACTCGAAGGGGGTAGTACCCGCGGTTTGCTGCGGTTCAACGCCACAACGGCCATCGTTGTGTCTGGCCCCAACGTCTACAAGGTCAGCACCGCAGGGGTCGGCACGCTGTTGGGCGCCATCGTAGACACCGGGGAGCCTGTCAGCATGGCATCCAATGGGTCAATCGTTATGGTGGCGAACGGCGCCACAGGTTACTTTATCGACCCGATCGCCGGCACGGTGTCTCCCATCACCGACGATGCTTTCCCCGGGGCTTCGTCCGTGGCGTTCATCGATGGGTACTTTGTGTTCAGCGTGCCGGGGACTGGTCGATTCATGATAACTCAGCTGTACGGCACCGACATCGACGGGCTTGACTTCGCCACTGCTGAGGGGTCTCCTGACCTGCTGCTGTCCCTCTTGGTAGATCATCGCGAGATTTGGCTGTTCGGCGAGGACAGCACCGAGGTGTTCTTCAACGGAGGCAATGCGGACTTCCCATTTGAACGCATCAATGGCGCTTTTATCGAACAAGGCTGCGCGGCCAAGCGCAGCCCGGCCAAACTGGAGAACGCGGTCTACTGGCTGGCGTCCGACGAGCGCGGCTTTGGCACCGTGCAACGCGCACAAGGCTACACCCCGCAACGGGTGAGCGACCACGGCGTGGAGTACGCTATCTCTAAGATGCCTCGCATAGACGACGCCGTATCGTACACGTATCAACAGGAAGGCCATAGCTTCTATGTGCTGAACTTCCCCACGGCACAGCAGACCTGGGTGTTCGACGTGGTGACTGGGCTGTGGCACCAACGTGCTTGGCGCAACCCCGCCACTACGCAGCTGGAGCGACACCGCGCGCAGAATCAAATGTTCTTCGCCGGGGAAACCATCGTGGGCGACTGGGAGAATGGCAAGCTATACGTGCTGGACATGGACTACTTCACTGACAACGGCGACCCCATCGTTCGGGTCCGTGTGTGCCCGCACCTAGCCGATGCCAACTATCGTTGGCAAGTGTTCAACTGGCTGCAAGTCGACTTCCAGATGGGCGTGGGCGAGTCGGGTGACCCCAGTCAAGCCACCGACCCCCAGGCGATGTTGCAGTGGTCGGACGACGGTGGGTACGCTTGGAGCAACGAGCACTGGGTCAGCCTCGGCAAGATCGGGGAACGCACGATGCGGGCGCGCTGGCGTCGTCTGGGCCGCAGCCGCGACCGCTTGTTCAAGCTTGAGGTTACGGACCCAGTGCGTGTTGCTGTGATTGGCGCCGCGATCGATGTCGTAGTGGGGGCTGCGTAATGGCTGAAGCACTGCGGTTCATGCCCCCGCGAGTGCCTTTCCTAGACAACCGGGGGTACATCACTCGTGAATGGTACATGTTCTTGCAAGGGGTGTTCAACCGCATTGGCGGACCCACCGGCCCCAGCATAGGTGATCTAAGTGAAGACATGCCTGAGGACGCAGGCATAGAAGAGATTAAAGCGAGTTTGTTCCGCGCGGCTGACGACCTTGGCCAAACGCCCGTGCTGCAACACATCTCGGCGACACTTGACGCACTTCTCGCAGAGCAGCAGGCCCAGCGCGACCTCTTGGCGGAACTGGCCAAGACGATTCAGGGCATGCAGCAGAGCACCACGGTTCTTTAGGAGTCCTCACCATGGCAGTTATCGCCAAAGCGCTGTTCAACCCGTTGCAAGCGCAGAACGCAGAGACAACGCAGTACACGACGCCCGCATCCACACGGACGATCATCGACAAGTTCACTGGCACAAATACCAGCGCTGCGCCTGCGACGCTCACCATCAAACTGGTGCCGTCTGCTGGTGCGCCGGGTGTTGGCAATACGATCGTGCTCAGCAAGTCTCTCGCAGCTGGCGAAACGTATACGTTCCCCGAAGTGGTGGGGCACGTACTCAATGCAGGCGACTTCATCAGTACCCTGGCAGGCACCGCAGCGACGATCACAATCCGTGCTAGCGGCCGCGAGGTAACATGAAGAACTTCCGTAAATTGCACGAGGGCATCAACCCGCTGCCCTTGCTCGAAGCAATCACGCCGGACCTGTGGTCTGAGGACTCGTACCTACGGCACTACCCGCAGGGGCCTTTCGGCGAGATCGAAAGCATCATGCTGCGGTTCCCGCATAAAGTCGTATTCGAAGGGCCCGACGCCGAGGAGCGCTTGGCGCTGTACAAGACGAACATGCTGCCCGGGTTCGACCAGCACGAGTCTATCGATTATCCCGCCTACGCAGCACTGCCACAGGCTCGGCCTTTGGTCATGTGCACCATGGCGTTGGTCGGCGGAGTAAGGTTGGGCAGGTGCTTCATCAATAAGATCAACCCGGGCGGTCGCATCTTTCCGCACGCTGATACCCCGGTGCACGCCGACTACTACCGTCGGTTCCACATCGTGTTGCAGAGCGCCCCGGGCGTTGACTTCCGTTGTGCCGACGAGACCGCGTTCATGGGCACAGGCGAGCTATGGTGGTTCGACAACCGGCTAGAGCACGAGGTCAACAACCATTCAGACACGGCGCGCATCCACCTTGTTATGGACATCAAATTATGACGACGTACCAAGTTGAGCCATGGAGCGAGTTCAAACAAGAGGCTGCA